AACGGATATGTGACTAAGAATGGAGAATGGGCAGCAGTTCCCTGGGGAAAGAAGTTTGTAATTCTCCATAACGGTCAGCAGGTTCATACTGCTAACAACTTTAAGTCCGCAAAAACCTACATCCAAAAGTCCGCAAAAGGTGCATCGGTTGCATCTCTCAAACAATTTCTATGACTCAAACATTTACTTGCACATCTGATGTCCCTTATGATAGGCACAACTACGAAGTTGTGCTGAAAAATAACAAAAAGGTATTTTTCGACAATTGGGAGGACGTTCAGGTGTATTGGTATCAAAACTCACAGATTCCAGATTTTTTAGATGTTATAATCGTCAAAGATAAAAAAAAGGTTAAGAGTAAGGGATTTACCCAATAAATATTACAAATATGGGAGAAGGTAATGGTATCTCTGTTACTTACAACAACCATATCTTGTGCTGATGCCTTGAGTATCATTCATCGTCTTACAAAAGTTACTGGACTAACTCCGATTCAGAAATCGGAAATCATTCAAGAAGTTCGTAAGGCGATTCCCTTTTGTCCTGTAACTATTAAAAAAGATGACAAATGATCAATGGAATCGTGGTTTAGACTTGTTTATTGAATCGGTTCATAAACCAGATTCCGAACTAAGGCAAGCAGCACACGACCAGAAATGTTACAATGAGTTGATGTATGTTCGTGATAATGTGTTAGAATATTTGAAAACTCTAAGAAAATGAGTACGTCATATATCTACTTCATTATATTTTTTTGCATTGCTTATCTGATTATTACCGATCAATCAATAGCAAAAGCATTCTATATGCTTACTCAATTGCTTAGAGTTGAGTATGAAAAAATGAAGTGGTGGATACTTTATAATCCTAAGAATCCGATTGTGAAGTATCTAATGTGGCGGCGTTCTATGAAACTCGCAAAGGAGTTAATGAACGAATATAAAAATAAATAACCCTATATCCAGTAACACCTATGCTTTCTACACAATATCGCCTGCGTCTTGAAGCAATTTGTGAGAAGATTGTACTTCATGAAGAAGTAAGTTTAGAAGATATGATTTGGGCAGAGAAACTTGCAAAAGCAAATCGCTCTGCTGGAACAATGCTTCGTCAGGCAAGAAGAAAAGCAGAAAATCCTAATATGGTTGAGGGTGATTTGGATGACTTCATGAATCAGTTAGATTTGGGTGGATTGGGACACGAAAGATTTGGTCTTCGTGGATTTGATTCTCCTGAAGATTTGCACGATTGGTTCAAGAGAGATGATGACGAAACCGATTGGAGGCAAAGAGACTAATGAAGTCATTCAATGAATTTCTTTCTGAAGAAGAAAAGTCATCCAAAGCAACAGCAGGTTACATTGATGAACCAAAGGGTAATGAGAAATGCTCTAACTGCAATATGTGGAGACCACCTAATGCTTGTACTGCTGTAAAGGGCAAGATTTCACCTGATGGATGGTGCAAATGGCATCAGTATGATAGAAAAAATCGGGGTTGACGAAACGCTTTAGATACCCTATAATACCAACATATACACTATGATTATGGACTATAAACCCTATAGTATGGAATGGAGTCGGCGGCGCTACCTTGCCGAAGCAGTCCAAAAATACTTTGATACTGATGCGTCTGTAGATGTTGTTCTGGACGATATTGTAAGTGTGCTTGAAGAGAATGTACAGCACCACAAGAGTCGTGCTGAACGATTTCAAGAAGTTTTGAATGGTTTGAAGTCACTTCCTTATTGATATGAAACCCAACTTTCGTAAAGTTCTTGAAATGGCGTTGGAAGAAGGTGTCCGTTATGGATATAATCGTGCTCACAAACATGTAGAGAAACCACATGAGGATGCTGTGGTTGACTGTGTGGTTGAGGGTGCAATGAATTCTATATATGAATGGTTTGATTTTGAGGACAATAATGAAACCAATTAAATTTTTTCAAGTTGCTAAATGGTCTTATCGTGAAGACTTTGGACACGAGTGGTATGTTCAATTTCTATTTACAGACCGTTGGGCACTTCTTCAGGCATCGATTTCTTGGAATGATTATCCTGGTTATCCATATATTCAAATCAAATCTGGAACTGGTAGTCTTTTGAGTATTATTTTCTGGGCATATAAGTTTGGATTTGATATTGGTTTTATTGAGTATACTTGGAACTGGGAACGATTGGAAGAGATAGATGAAGACAAAACTGAACTGGTTTGAGTATTATTTTGGTCACTGCCTGCAAACTGGTTGGCATGAGATTGGAAACAATTTCAAAATGTGGAAAGACCTTATCGGTGGAAATTATAAGGATTATGCTCTACTGAAAACTGATGATCCATTTCAAGAGTGTTACGAATGGTTCTGGTGTAGCATCAATATGGATGAAACATATCCAAAAGAGTTTCTGGAATATCTGATGGAAATGTGTGATAGAATTGATAGAGGTGAAGAGAAACTGATACCGTTGACTGAAGATTTTTTTAATGACCTTAAAGACCTTGTAAAAGATGTGGAGTTAAATGATGAAGACTTTACCTGATAAGAAAGACCTTGATATTATGTGGACGGTTGCCACTTCGACCAGTATTGAAACTGGCATACGACCCCACTACGGGTTTGCCCAGATGCTGTATGATTACCTTACAGACAAAAAACCTCTTGTTGAACTGCGTTATGAACCTCAAAGAAAAGAAAGCACTCCTGAAGAAACTTGAGACTGCCTGCAACACTTGTTTTGATTGTGGGAAGAAGTATGGAGTATATTCTGTAGGATGCTCCTCTGTTTATGAAGCAAAATGTGGTGTATGTGGTGAAACCAAACCTATCACTGAAACTCGTGACTTTGCTTACTTCATTACTGGTATTCGCAAACTGAAACAGGAGATTCAAAATGAGAAAAGTAATAGTCAAACCCAAATCTAGCAAGGCAAAGAATCGTCTTGCTAATACTATGGATAACAATCCTGTTTGTATTGTAGAGCAGGACACTGGTGGTGAATTATTCCTTGCTTCTGAAAATCGTAAATACTTTTTTTGGGTTAGCACTCGTACTGGCACTAACCGTTTTGGTGACAAATCTGACGCACATTGGGAGGTTATTGAATGAGTTTTTCAAAAACTGTTTCTATATTTGCGGCACTTTCATCAATTTTTGGTGCATCTATTGCAGGTTGGAAACTGGCAGATTCACAAAAGGAAGTTCCTTTGAGTCCACTGGATCAAAAGGTAATGGAACTGGAAAAGAAACTGGATCAAGCACAACAACCACAAGTTGCTCCACCACCAGTTAATCTTCCAACACCCACTGTTCAAACACCACCACAACCTGTTATACTACCGCCAGTAACACCTCCTCCTCCTGTTCCTGAAAATGCCACTCCTTGATACTCTCAACTACTTCATACAAGACCAAGAAGGGCACCTACAATGCCTTGAATGGGACATTAGGGAAGAAACCAATTATGAGAACAATGACATTGATTGGTATTGTGAACAGTATGATGAAGCAAAACAACGAATAGAAGATCTTAAAATCATCAAATCTATTATTGAGGCACAAAAATGACCTACGATCAACTCTACGATCACATCGTTCATTATATTGCTCAACCACTGGATGATAATCGTAAAGCGTGTTTGATTCTTGGAGCATTTATGGAGTTTATGCTTGATTGCCTTGATGAAGGTGTAGATCCACGCACTATTGATATGACTGGTTTTGTGAATGAGAAACTTGATGAACTGGAGGGCAAATGAGATTTCGTAACATAGAGTTCCGTTGGAGCAAAGTCAACAACAAGTATGAACTCGTCAAGTGGTATACTCACGACTCTGGTGATAGTTGTTATGTCGTTGCCTTCTTCAATAAAACCACAGAAGGTTATGATATGGAAACCATCGGGAATAGGTTCTTTGAGGACAAGGATGCTTGGGTTGTTGGTAAGTATGGTCTAGAGTTTCTAAATGAAATCTTTGAGATTGAAAGGATTGAAGAGGAACTGAAATGAATAAGGACGCATACTACAACTGGATTGATGAAAACGACACTTATCCAGAACATTCTCATAAGTTCTTTGTAGCACTCTACACAAAATACGAAGGTATTGAAGCAATTCACCGATACTTTGGAACATTTGATACAAGAGAAGAAGCAAAGGTATTCGCAGCAGATTATAAGGACAAATATACAAAACCAGGATTTATTTCAAGTGTAAGAGTGTTTCCCTTATGTGAGGTATTATGACTAAACTCTACAATCGTTCTATGAACTTCTTTGAGAAAATCCAAGTTGGTTGGTGGTGGATTGGGCAAATCTTTGAAGAATGGTGCTATACTATGAGAAATGAAGACGGAGAGTTCTTTAACTATCTTCAAAGTGATTATGTCCGTTATGAGGAGGAGATGTATTATCAGGACACTTTCTAAACTGGCACAAGACCTCACCACAGACCCTGTGAATGCCTTATAATACTCTCATACACACAGAAACCTTATGACTAACCAAGAAATCGGTGAAACAATTGGATTTTATATTATTGTAGGAGTATTGGGTTGGGCACTTGTGTCTTTCTTTTCTCTTACTTGGGCACAAGCACTCATAATCTCTTGGATGTATAACAAACTTATTGATGTTCTACAATGACTAACGAACAAATCTTTGAACTTATGGAGAAACACTTCCATCTTTGCCCTATTCACGATAGTGCTTATATTGAATGGGTTGGGGAAGAACGTGATTTTTTGAAGTTTGCCCGAGCAATTGAAGAACTGGCACAAGACCCCTCCACAGACCCTGTGGATGCCCTATAATACTCTCATACACAAACATCCCAAATGACTTCCACCATTCCTGCTTGTAAGAATTGTAAGCACTTCCAACCAAATCGTGATGAGATGTTTAGCACTTGTGCTCTTTATGAGTATGAGACCGTTGATTACTTTAACGGCAAGGTGACGAAGTATAATGCTCTTGCTCTTGCTATGAGAGACAAAGAAGACCGTTGTGGTCGTGATGGTAAGGACTTTGAGATGAAAGAGTTTGTAGGAGAGGAAGAAACCTTTTTCTACCGAAAGTGGTTGAAAGGATTTTTCACAGAGAGTTGGATGTTTGGATGATGATTGACTTTCTCAAATACTACCTAACCGATGAACGAATTTAATTCTAACCAACAACGAGCAGAAGAACTCCTAAAAGTTATTTGTAAAAGTGAAGCACACAATACTGCTTGGATGCTTCAAGAAGTTCTTCAACATCTTCGTAAGCAACTATCAGGAACTAATAAGGTTGATTTTACTGACGAACTGGATGTGATGTTTAATGCTGGGTGGGATGAATGCCTCAAAGAGATTGATGCTATTTGTGATGAATTGGAGTTGCTATGACCGAACGAGCACAAAAGATAATGGAATCATTCTACAAGGATTGGACTGATGGATGGGATCCAGAAGACCCTATTGCTGTTTCTAATGTTCTTCGTCAAACAATCAACCAACTCCAACAAAGTCCTGGTGTGATTATGTGTGCTGATGTGTTAGAATTGTGTGAGGAATTGGAGAAACTATGATGACTAACACAGCATCCCAAATCTGGGAAACATTCAAAGCAGAACTTACACAACCAGCAACAGATGATATGAAAGAAGCATTAGCATCTTCTATTCGTGTGATTTCTTCTATCATTCATAGAGATGGAGTGCTTGAAAATGAACCTTGGCACCTTCATATTGCTCAAGAACTAAATGAAATCTCTTATGATGTGGAGGCACTATGAAACTCTACCGATACAAGAAAGACGGACACCTTTATACTCTCTATGAGCAGTTGAGGCCATTCTATAATCTTGTAGCAGTTCCTTATTTTCCCAATCAAGGCATTCTGTCTAAAAGTAAAAGGAGTATTTCTATGAATGACTTTATCGTTGTTGCTGAACAATGACTGAACCAACCGACGAACAACTTGATGAACTCTGGGATGAGATTGGGGGGTATTACAATCTTTATCCCGAAGTTAGAAATACTATTCGTGAAGCACTCAATCGTTGGGGAAATGTGGAGGATGAAGAATGATTGACTACACCACAATAGAACTGGAACTCATCTGTGAGGAAGTCGCAAAACTTCCAAAAACCACAGACACTTCCTATGTGGTTCCTGATGTGTTAGAATTGGTGGAACAACGGATTTGGGATTATTGCTACGAATGACTGAACTTCTTAAAACTCCAATAAAATATGTGGTAGATATTCAAAATAAAAAGATTTCTCTTCATCAAGAAGAGGACTTTGAAGTATTATCTTTTAATACTATTGATGAGTTTATGTATGCTCTAACAGATATTCGCAAAACAAACAACATTATCTGGTATGTAATTCCACCAGGATTGATTGAGGGTCCTCACAAATGAACGACACTATCAAAGAAAATCTATTCCAAATTCAAGAGGTTGCGAATAAAGCACTTGAAGACCATAAGAACTCCACAGAACGATTTGGTGGTGTAAATTATGCTGACCTACGAGTGGTGGATGTATGGGTGAAGTATAGTATTCACGAAGAAGATTTGGAGTATGGTGTGCTGATTGAAGAGTGTTCTCCAACTGCTTATGATTTCCAGGATTATATGTTAGAATACTTGAAAGATAATCTGCCTAATAATTTGGGGTGGAACGGTGGATTACATACAAAGAAGTTTGGAAAAGAGACCCCCAGCAACCTTTGGACTTATGACTAAACATCCAACTAATGAGTATCTTGACCCCCAAGAAGATGCTCAACTTGCATTTAACAAGTGGTTTTATGAAGATTTTTATGGACGATTTACATATCGGTATGAATACTTTATGGACGACATAAAAATTGAGGATGAGAACCAAAGGAAACAAATTCTTATTAGTTGGGTTGAAAGTGCATTTTTGTGCGGATATGAATATGCTCTTTATAAGCAACTGGAAGAACAAGTAGGACTGACCGACAATGACTGAAACCGACATCTCAAAAGTTCTCATAGAAGGAGACTACGCAACCATTATGGGTGTGAAGTATAAGAGAGTGGAAGAACCCAAAAGTTTTTATGATAAACTCTGGGAAGAACTTGGAAAGAAAGTAGGATATGGTATTGATTGTGATCAACTGACTGATAGGATTATGGATTTGATTAAAGACAATATTCCGGGGTGTGCTCAAGGACTTGGTTTGCCTGAATGGTATTTGGGTTATAATGAAGCACTACGCAGAGTAAATGAGAGGTTGTTTAAACGATGACTGAATTTCAACCAAAACCACAACATCCCGAAGAAGTTGCCGATGGATTGCGTAATGCTTTTAGACAAGCAATCAAAGATGGTGTGATGGATGCTACTCCTTATCTTAAACAAATGACTTCCAATAAAGAAATTGAACTTCTAAAACAAGAAATCAAAATGCTCAAATCCAAACTTTCTCTTCTGGAAGAGATTGAGAAGCATAAATCACCAGTAGAAGAAGCATATAAAGATTGGTGGGGGCAATATCCTCAATTAGAAACTGATTCCGAGTATGATGATACAAGGTGGGCAGGTTTCCAAGCAGGTTTTCAGGCAGCATATGAAGAGAAGGTAGGGGAAGATGATTATCATAATGATAAATCTCAACCAAGAATGAACCTTGAAGATACTGTTGAGGGTGAGGTTGTCTCTTATAATGATGAGATTTATTATCGTCTGGAATATCCAACTGCTGTTATTTGGTATAAGAGAAAAGGAAATATTGCTGTTAATGCTAGTGGTGTGAAGTTGGTATGTGTTACTGACTTGGAAACTCATCGTCTGCTTGAAGGATTATGGTTTAATGAGGTAAAAGGAGGAAAGTATGACTGAAAAAATTACACTTGAACTTACACTTGAAGAACTTAAAATGATTGATAAGTATGTTGAGTTTAATGATGATACTCAACAACTCTTTGAGAAAATTAAGAGTGCTTATCCTCGTCCTCGTATGGAAGCAGAAAGGTCTGGTGAAGTTCATATTGTCTTTTATAATAAGAAAACTTATTATCGTATTGAATATACTGATGAGTTTGGATATGTTGTGTGGTGGAGAAGAGAAAAACAAGATGATACTTCAAGACTTGTGATGGTGACTGATAAAGAAACTGAACGACTTCTTGAAGGATTATGGTTTAATGAAGTAAAATGTGGAAAGTATGACTGAAAAACCTGATTTTATCAAAATAATGGAAGAATACTTTGAGAAGAACAAACCTCCAACTCTTTATGAGTTGATTTGGGAAGAAGTTGGAAAGAAAGTGGGATATGGTATTGACTGTGATGTAATGACTGATAGACTTGTAGATATTGTTGCTAGTTGGTTGCCGAAAGAGAGTGAAGGTTCTATTGATGTGCTACAATGGAACAAATGTGTGCGGAGAATGAAGGAGACCTTACGATGACCGAACGCAACTTTGAGAAAGAACTGTCTTATTACATTTACAATGACCCAGAGTATGGTGAAGACATTGAAAACCTTGACTATCGTGCTTTGATTGGTATTATCACCGAGTTGTGTGATAGGATTGAGAAATTAGAGAAGGGTGAAGAACCTAAAGAAATGACCGACACACAAAAACTTGAATTTCTGCTGACTGAAATCAAATCCACAGCAAAACGAAAAACTTGCTATGATGGTAAAGGTGGAGACAATTTGTATTATTACACAGATGATCACGATGCTACATTTGATGATGGTGATCGGTATGGTAAGATCACATTTGCTCGTGAATTGTTAGAGCGTGTGGGTGAGAGTTATGAATGAAGATATGCCGTGGGTTAATCTCACCCAAGAAGAAGTAGAAGAACTCCGCAATAAAAAACACACACTTACTGATTACGGCAAACAGAGGTTGAAAGAACTTATGAGAAACCAAGAACCATACCCTGACGAATTTTTTGAGGAAGCAGAACGTCGTGAGAAGAGTAATCGTGTTCTTCAACGATATAATGACTTCTACAATCTGGAATGTTCTGGACTTCCTCACGGCACACCAATCACACCAGAACATCAACAAATGATTACTCTACAATCTATGGTTGATGCTATTCGTTGTGAATATCTCAATCGTGAATATAATGAGATTGCAATCGCTGATATTGAAGATTTGATCCAACGACTTGATGAGCAGGCAACTGCATTTCTTAAAAAAGTTAGAGAATTCAAAGATAGTGCTGATGGTGTTGCATAATGAAAGACGAAAAGAACCCTGATGAGATTGTTGTCAAGGACATAGATATGATACACTTTGAGATGATGGATGATGGGTTCCTCTGGTGTGGAATCTATCATAAGAATGGGCAGGTTGACCACTTCAACATCACTGCAAAGAAGAACAAACTCTCTACACTCTGGATGCCCAACTGCGGATGATACTATGAGATTTGAAAACCCAACAAAATGGGAACTCTTCCTTGATGGATTTCGTAATGTCCTGTATATTCTTGACTCTTATGAGACAGTTGAGCACTTTCCTGATGACTTCTGGGAAAGTTTATCGTGGGGGTTTATGCAGATGGAAAGTGAGTATCTAAT